GGACGACATTTTTGGAAACAGAAGTGATATTAAGTTATGGATTTGGTAAACGCGTGGAATGAACTGACCTACTTCGATGGTATTCTTTTTACCATCTGGTTAGGTATTTTGTATATTGGCAAAAAGCAAATAGACAGGTGGATGGGGTGAGTTACGAGCCTGAAGATATAGAGGACATGCTTGAACGCGCCGCAGAGCGAGGCGCTAGACGTGCGTTAAAAGATGTGGGGCTTAATGATGACGAGGCTATCCATGACATGCACGAGCTACGGGACTTACTAGAAAGTTGGCGCTCTGTAAAAAAGACGGTAGGGCAGACGGTTCTTAAATTTATTACGGTCGCAATATTAGGAGCTATCGCCGCAATAATCGGAATGAGCAACTGGCCCGACTAAATGCAAGACATAGCCAATCTCCAAACCCTCATAAAAAAAGAATTAATAAACTGGGCAACAGGTGTCTTGTCTAAAAAAACAGACTTCTACTCTAACAACCCTCCCTGCCCATTTGCACAATCAGCACTACAGCTTGGCTTCGCAGACGTAAAATATGGCTTCGGTCCGTATATGAGCAATGTCATGCAAACAATCGCCAACTATCCAAAAGAAATGTCTATGGTCATACATGCGCAGATAGACCCAAAGTTTACAGCTAAAGAGCTTAAAGAGTGGACAAAGCTCCATAATCGTAAGGTTTGTAAAAATGATTTATGGTTAATTTCATTTCATCCAGAGGACGACCCAAATGAAAATATGGAGGATGATAAAGACTTCGAGGAGCTTGTTGAAGAAGACTATGCTCTAGTCTTTGTTCAAAACCTGACGGAACTGAATGATGCAAGCAAGGTTCTTGAATTAAAAGGATACTACGACAAACTTCCTGCGGAAGATTTGGCGGAGTTAAAGATTAGACGTAAAGCAAGTGAGGATTTGATTATGGCTATGGGTAGAAAAGGTGCTATGAAAAAAAAGCGTGGCACAGGAACTAAGGATAAGGCTTTCAAGAAAGTAATGCCTGGTAAGGCAAAGAGCCGCCGCGGACGGAGAAGGTAATGGCTTTCGGTAAAAACCTTATGGGTAACACTATTGGATTTATGATGCCCAGTGCCATGCCGACTGGTTTTGGTAGGGGTGTTGCTCTGCCAATGCCAGGTGACATGGTGATGACGCAGTTTTCTGCTGAAGTTGCTTTGCCAGAGGTAAAGCCTACTAACGCAGGGGCAAGTGAAGCGTTTACGGAAATGCAGTCAACTGGTGACACCGACACTGTTATGAATACTGGCAACAGGTTTATGTCAGCTATGGATGCAAGGCTTGGTGAAACTATAGCGCGCGCAAGACGCGCGCAAGAAAGGGCCGCTCGCGGGGCGGCCCCTAATGTTGTGGCGTATAGGCGCGTTTAATGGGGCAACCTAAAGCAACCCTAAAAGCTGTAACGCAACTATCATCTTCTCGTGGATGGGCTTACATTGTCGAGGTGATGGAAAAAGAAATCGTTGGTGCGGCCATGTCTATGGCAAACAATCCTGCCATGACGGTAGAAGAAATGCACTTTCGACGCGGTTCTATATGGACCGCAAAACAGCTTTTAGAGCTACCTTCAAAACTCCAGTTACATCTGGAATCAGAGATAGCTCTTGAGGCAAATGACCTGGGTGACGCTACGGCCTCACCTGATATTTTTAATTCCCCGCCAAGGCTGGGAGAAGGAGTAGAAAATGGCTGAAGAAGTGCCTCAAGACGTAGCCGCGGCTATCATTGATAGAGTGGCCTCAAATCAAATGGGTGTTACCCCAGAACAAGCTCAAGCCCCAGTAGAGGGCGAGAAACCCACTGAGACAGAAAAAGCTGTAGAAGAAGGCTCTCCTAAAGTAGAGCCAGAGGCTATGGCCGAAAATCCAATCCTATATAAAATTTTAATGGGTAAGGATGCGGATGGAAATGACGACATCCGCGAAATGTCTCCTGAGCAAATTTCCTCAACACTTAAAAGGTATGCGGATTTAAATTACAAAAATGCTCAGATGAAGCCAGTTAATATGGTCGTGGAGGCCGCGATTAAAAATGGTCTGGCTAAAGACCCAACTGACGCGGCGCGACAGCTTATAAATCTTATGAAGGGTGCGCAGAGCAACCCAGAACTGGGTGACACTGACGGCACTACTAACGTAGCTGAAAAAGAGGCGCAAAGCGGAGACCCACTACAACAGTGGGAAGAAGACAACGCAGTCGCCCTGCCACCTGGCTACCGTGAGCAGGGTCAAATGATGACTCAGATGTTGCAACAAAACCAACAGCTGATGGCCGCGGTAATGAAAATGGTGCAAGGCGCTCAAGCTGGTGCAGAGCAAGGCGCTAATTTAGCGGCCAGCGGTGTTGCAGATAAGAGTTCTGCTATGGCAACGCGTATAGCTAACAACCTTGACCGCATGGCACAGAAAATGGGTCTTGCAGAAGACCAAGCGGAAGACTTTAGAATATTTGCGTTTGAGCGTGGGTATACGTCTGAAGATTTTCTTGACCCAGAGATAACCATGAAAGTCGGCAACGACTACAAAAACAGCATGAACTCTGGCGAAATGGAACGTCTAAGAGAAATCGCAAAACGCCGTCAAGCGTTCACAGGGTCAGTGGGCAATACACCTCAATCAGAAATGGCAAACGATACTGGAGTAGAAACCGAAGAGGACTCTACTCTTAATAGGCTTGCTCAACGAGGAAGGATGACGTAATGGCTTTGACAAAAAAGCAAAAGAAAATTGCGCGTGTGGCTAAACCTAAAAACAAAATTACTGGCGCAGACTTCGCAGTGCTAAGAAAAAAGAAAAAAAGAAAATCGTAAAAAAATTAAAAAGCGGGACGAAAACGTCCCGCTTTTTTTGTTAGATTACTTTTATGGCGCTACGGCCCCTGTTTACTAAAAAGAGTTAAAACCCTAAGAGATGGTAAATTCCTCGGTGGGTGTGAGACTCAACCTAAATCTGTAATTACCTTTTTGCCGAAAGTGAGGATACTATTATGGCTATACAAGGTGTGCGCGGAACTGGTGAGTTTACATCTGATTTCCGCCCTAAAAACTACCGAGAGTTATTTACTCTCCTAGAGCCGAACGGTAACGCACCGCTCAATGCTCTATTGTCTTTTGGTTCATCCGAGTCTACGGACGACCCAGAATACAAAAACTTCCGCGATGAACTGCCAGAGCGGACGTTGCAAGTGAACGGCGCTGTAGCCAGCACTTCAACAACAAGCATCACCGTTGACGCCAGTGACAATAACAAGTTTGCCGTAAACGGCGCTGTCATTGTTAACAGCGAGACTGGTGAAGTTATGCGTGCTTCCGCTGACACAACAGGCACAACGCTGACTGTTGTTCGTAATATCGGTGGCACATCTCACCAAATCGCAGACAACGCAAAACTGTTTGTTGCTGGATTTGCCGCGGCTGAAAACGCTGATGTCGGAACAGCCATCACGTTTGACGCAACGGTAGCTTCCAACTTCACTCAGATTTTCCGTACAGCCTTCGGTGTGTCAAACACATTGAAATCAACCTATCTGCGGACTGGTGATAAAGAAGATGAAGCAATGACCAAAGCTCTCAAGTTGCACATGAGCGACATTGAGCGCGCCATGTTCTTTGGTAAGAAAGCCGAAGAAAGTGGTTCATCTGCTACACCTCGTCGCTACACAGGCGGTCTGACTACTTCACTTACAACTGTCATTGATTGTAACAGTGACATTGATGGTGACGGTACAATGAACGAGGCACAGTTTGATGAGCAACTCATTCAAACCATCTTTAAATTTGGTTCAACCGAAAAAATTGCATTTGTAGGCTACAAAGTGGCTTCTCACCTGCAAGAGTTTGGCAAGAACCGTTGGCGTCCAGAGTCCGTGCAAGGTACGTATGGTGTGAACCTCACACGTTACAGCACCTTTGCAGGCGACTTGATGGTACATCTGCACCCGCAGTTCCGTCAGGTTCCAGGTATGGACAATGCCATGGTGATTGTTGACTTCCCTTACCTGAAGTATCGACACCTCGAAGGTCGGGACACATCCCTCTTCGAGAATCGTCAAGGTAACGGTGTGGACGGAGTTATCCATGAGTACCTGACCGAGTGTGGTCTGGAACTCCTTCAGGACAAAACTCACGCCTACATCAAGAACTGGTCATCCAACGCATAGGACGACCATATCCTTGATTGAGGGTAACTTTAAGGGAGTGTCGTTAGCGGCACTCCCTTTTTGTTAGGAGAAGAGTTTATGACAAAGAAAAGTACCCCGAAGAAAACGACAAAGAAAAAGGCAGAGACAAAAGCTCCTGCCGCGCCAATGCCTGTACCTGTCGTTTTATTTAGAAGCGCCGAAATGGAACCAACTCAATTTATCATTCGCGGCGTCATGGCATCTCGTTGCCAGGACGGTCGCCTTGAATGGGAGTTTAGCCCAGAAGAAGCAGAGTTTGTTCGCCGCCATGCGCATATCGAAAGTGGTCGTGTAGTAGAGGTGTAATATGGCTTACTATAATGCAGATGGGACTGTTTACGGTGGTGACGTTCACACCATGGCTGACGGTCGAATAATGACTGGAGCTTCGCATAATAGCGGTAGCGTGCAGGTTTACGTGACTAATCCCAAGGAAGACAGTACGTCTAACCCCCATATTACTGACGAATACTCACCGCTAGAAACAATGATTATGCAGGCTGTGCGTAGGTTTGGTGATTTTTCTCCAGGCACTATGTCTGGTGATGCGGCGCTTATGTTTATAGAATTTGCAAACATGGTCTTAGACGAAGTCAGGATGCACCCATACTGGGACGGCACTGAGCTAGATTATTACCAGCATTTATCAGACGTACGCCAAGTGCCAGACGTAATTATGGTTAGCGGGCTGTTATATCACTACGCAAGCCAGCAGGGTTCAGAGAAAGCACAACAATACGCGGCCGCTTTTATACGGACTATCAGCCAGCAATTATGGCGGCGGTTAAATGGAAACACCGCTATAGAAATGCGAGTTACAGATAACGGAACTAATCGCCGTAATTTTACAGGTCAGACAAGCAAATATAACGGCACGACAAGATGACAAGCGCTACTAAGTCACCCACAGGCATTAAAATTCAAAGCGTTGCTTATGAAAACTTTATGGGTCTTGATGTCTCGCGTGACAGAACATCCTTAGATACAGGCAAAAACCAACACCTTTCAATTTGCCAAGATGCTTTTTGTGATTGGCGCGGGCAAGTAACAAGAGACCCTGGCTGTAATTATTTGGTTGGGTCTTCGCCAGTTGTCGCTGTTAACTTTTACTCAAAAGATAAGGTTGTATTTGCGGAGCAAGACGGTAGTGCTATTAACTTAATTAGCGAAGACGGACACGAAAAACAGGCCGCCTTTCCCCTTAACAGCGTAGTGACTTCCTCTGTTTTTAACAGGCGAAATCATTTTTTTTCGCGCGGAGAGCCGCCTCTTTTTTATGATGGGACAAACTACAACTTCAATCAAAGCCCTGCTCTAGACCAACTTAGACCTGCTTTTTCTGCCTCTGTATCAAGAAGATTGTGCGTTGCTGGCATCAACGGTAATGAAACAAATGTTGCAATTTCACGAGTAGATAATGACGAGATATTTCCTGAT